AGGCGTCGAGCAGGTCAGAACCTACGAGGTCTTCACCGCAGACGAATTTGAGCCAGGCTACACGTATTACACGAGAGTACCGAAGTACGCGGTGGCAGAGCACGGCGCAGACTATGACCCGAGATTTGTCTACTACGTAAAAGTCGGAGAGGGAAACAATGCCACTTACCGCGGCATTGCCCTGAGCGACCTGGACTTCAAGAGCGGCGTCACATACTACGAGGCCGTTGAATTCAACTACATCCAGGCGGTGGATACCTCGCCTGTCGCAGGGGAACAGTATTATATTTATGAAAACGGGGCGTACAGGGAATACCTGACGAGCGATCTGGACTTCAAGAGCGGTGCCACGTACTACGAGTATATTGTTCCGGTGAATGGAAGCGGAACGTATACTCCGACCTCTGACGCGCACTATGACTGGAACAAGACCTATTATATTCAGCAGAAAATCGACGCCGGAACCGAGTATGAAGTGACTAATTACATCGCGGCGACAGCCTACGATCTGGCATTCAAGAGCGGAATCACCGTATACCAGAGAACGGCTTCCGGGTATGTACGGACGAACGACGCGCACTATCAGGAAGGAAAGAGCTATTATATCGCGACGACGAATCAGGGCTCTTTCATGCCGGTGGATTACACGGATCTGACTTTCAGAACTGGTGTCACGTATTACGCGGAGTCCGGGTATGACTACAAAAGGGTCACATCGTCGAGAAAGCAGCCAGGCGTCATCTATTACGTATCAGAAAAAGTCGAAGATAATGAGACCTATGTCTACGGTGAGATTCAGTACGCAGACGGATTTGAAAACATGCCTGACAGCGCCCAGAAGATCGAGTATCTGGACCTGAGCGAGTTCTTCAATGCGGAGAAGGTAAAACAGATTCCGACAGCGGACGCACTGAATCGGAAGGCGAGACAGTGGATGCTGGCAAATGATGTCGGCATTCCGCACATCGATCTGACTCTGAGCTACGCATCCCTCGGACAGGATGTACGGCTCTTTGACGCGATTACGGTCAAGCTCAAGAAGCTCGGAATCGATGTCAAGGCGAAGGTCACGAGCTATACCTACGACGTGCTGAACGATCGATGCATAGAAATCGAGGTCTCGAACGTCAAGTCTTCATCGATGTGGTCCACGCTAGAGGATGCATCCAGATTAAGAAAAGGTCTGCTACCGCCGAGCCGAATCGGCAAAAAGAGCATCAGCGGAAGCATGATCGGGAGCGGCGCAATCGACAGCTCGAACATCGCGTCGGGAGGCGTCAGCTCTGAAAACATAGCTCCGGATGCGGTCTCTGAGACGAAAATCAAGGACGGCGCGATCACATATTCGAAGATTGAGGCCGGGGCTGTCGTAACGGAACATATCAGAGACGGAGCTGTTACCGGGACGAAAGTCATCGACCAGGCCATCAGTCTGCAGAAGCTTGACAAGAAGCTGCAGATTTTCTATTCGGATATTATTTCGGCGCTGGATATTTTCGCGGACAGGGCGACGATCAACCGATATGTACAGTCGTCCGGATTTATCGGTGATATTTACTTCATCAACCAGAACGGCCGGCAGTACAGCATGAGCCTGCATACGCATGAATTCTATGCTGGGGCAAACGGTACGATCCATATAAAGCAGGGCGTCGACTGGACAGGCGGTGACCATTTTTTTAATATTGCCGATACCAAATTCTATAAGGATGCGGTGTCGGAGGCAGAATCAAGAGGCGGCGTAGCCAGAGGCAATCCGATTCCGACAAACGCGTCGAACTATGGAGTGTTTTCAGGATCTGATCTTCCTGCGGGCTCGACCGAACACAAATTTGATTATAATTTTACGAGCGGCGGAGGACTTTATTCTGACGGCGAAAAGCAATATGTCAGAATAAATATGATCAACGCCAAAAATGAAGTTATCAAGACTGTCAGAATTTCGACTCCGGACAGGTATAATGCCGGTGTGGAGGCAGGCTATGAGTCGGTCAGTATTACTGCGCTCGGAAGAAAAGTTACAGGCACTAACCCGATAACATACGGCGCGATCACTTACACTGCGTCATCCAATACTTACACCATCCCGATTCAGGCGTCGCTCTATTCAGAAAGATATACTGGGCCGAACGGAACGCATATTATATCGACATCAGAAGCTTCACCTTCGTTTGTGGCAACGGACGCGTTTAATGCCGGAAAAGATGCGCAATGGGGCCTCGTAACAAATCCTGTCATATCAGGCGCCTATAAGTATCAGGACCGACAGCGTTATATCGGAACCATATCGGCCACAGTAAAGAAATCTGCAAATGAAACTGAGAGAAAGTCAAGTACAAAAGATCTGACACTTCAGCTGACGAACAGTAGCTCTACTTATAATACGAGTACACATTCCTATTCCGCGACCGTAGAAGCGATGCTGGACAATTCGGCTATCGCGACTTATACGTTTGCAAGCGGAACGGATGCGTATAATGACGGTGTAGAGGCAGGCTATGAGTCGGTCAGTATTACGGCACTCGGAAGAAAAGTTACAGGCACTAATCCGATAACGTACGGTGCTATCACTTACACTGCTTCATCTAATACTTATACCGTCCCGATTCAGGCGTCTCTCTATTCGGATAAATACACGGGGCCAAACGGAACGCATATTATATCGACATCAGAAGCTTCTCCTTCATTTGTGGCAACGGATGCTTTCAATGCCGGTGTAGACAATGGGGCGACCACAGCACACGTGAACGGCAATATGAGCTTCACGGCGACCGGTAATGTAGAAGAGCATACGATACAGGACAGTGGAGGCACTTCTACATGGTACGGTCTGCATTATATTCCGTCGATTCCTTCCTACGGCGTTGACCATTCCGGAACGCACATCGCAGGAGAGACGTATAAGACGCAGATCGAGCTTGACGTCACGGCGGCCTACAGAGCGGGTGAGACAGCCGGAATCCAGCAGACAACAGGTGATCTCACGGTTTCGTCCTTTACTCATTCCCCAAACAATGATAATCCTCCGTCCGGTGTATTTAACGCAGGAGACAACAGTGTCTACGCAGACTTCACGCTTACGGCGTTTAATGCGGCAGGCACCAGTCTCGGATCAGAAACCGGGCACAGAATCAAAATAGACGCATCGAATGCCGTCACAGCCGGCAAAAACGTGCAATGGGGCCTCGTAACAAATCCTGTCATATCAGGCGCCTATAAGTATCAGGACCGTCAGCGTTATATTGGAACCATATCGGCTACGGTAAAGAAATCTGCAAATGAAACTGAGAGAAAGTCAAGCACAAAAGATCTGACGCTTCAGCTGACGAACAGTGGCTCTACTTACAATGCGAGCACACATGCTTATTCCGCAACCGTAGAAGCGATGCTGGACAATTCGGCTATCGCTACTTATACGTTCTCGAGCGGAACGAAAGCTTATGAAGACGGTGTTGACGCAGGAGCTTCCACGGCAGTGCTTAACACGATCTCTCTGGGGACAGCCGGAGCCGCGACTGAAACGCAGACTGGTGTCTATAAGGCTGATATTCCGATTACGTATACGACGAAGGGCACAAAATCCGGAACCAACAACTATTATATTTCGACATCGCAGACCATCAGCGCGTCGGCTGACGTCACAGCAGTCTATGAGGGCGCCTATAAAGTCGGAAAGAATGTTGGCTTATATTCCGCAAGTGTCAGCTCAGTCGCTCAGAAAGCACAGACCACACCGACACATGTTGCAAGCGGCATCAACCACTATGTTGAAGCGACCGTTGTCGGTAAAGTCGGAGGAACGCTGTCTGACGGCAGTACTTATGAGTCAAGCGGCAATGATATTTCAAACGTCAGGATTAACGCCAATGCTGTATGGAACGCCGTCAGTCTCAGCGATATCAGTATGTCTGCCGTAAAAGATACGAGCGGCGGAAACAGCATTAACAATATTGCCAAAGTAAGTGCCAGCGTTTCTGCTGACAACGGAAAGTCGAAGAGCAACAACTTACAGCTTAAACTCGTTAAGACGTCGCAGCGGTATTCCAAGCCGACGTATACGCTTGATTATGCCATTCAGTACACTGATGGTAATAGTCAGACGACCAATGTCGCAACTCTCAGCAGCGAGGTAGGAACAGATGCCTATAACGACGGCGTTGATGACGGAGCTGCAACTGCCCATGTAAACGGCGGCGGTATGACGTTTTCAGCTGTGTCAACAGCGAATGTAACAGAGCATTCCGAGTCCGGTTCAACATGGTATGGGCTGCAGTACCAGCCGTCAATTCCGACATACGGTATCAATCATCTGAATGTAAATGTTCCAGGAACAACCTATACGACGCCTATTGAGATCAATGTTACGAAAGCTTATGTAGCCGGAAGAACCGCCGGAGCGTCATCTGCCGCTTCAGATCTTACGGTTACGGATCTCGCCGTTACGCCAGTGTCCGGAGTAAATCCGCCGGTTGGAACGCATTCCACGACAAGTATTGGTAAGCATACTGTGCGGGCAGATTTCACATTCATGCCGCAACATGCATCAGGTCAAACAAAGACCAATTTGCTTGAAAATGGAATTAATCTGCCAATCACGATTGATGCTACGGATGTTTATAACTCAGGGGTAGATACCGGAGCGAATACTCTTGCCGTTACAGGTGTGACGTATACCGTAACGAACAGCCATAATGAGGATACGATTCATCAGGGCGGCGGTGTCAGCTATACGGATCACAATATTATTGTAACGTTGACAGGAACGGCAGAAACCACGAAAAGCGACGGTACGAAGAAGACGAATTCTCTATCCGTTACTAGTCAGAAAATCCCTGCGAATGCGGTATATGAAGCCGGAAGAACCGCCGGAGCGTCATCTGCCGCTGCAGATCTTACGGTTACGGATCTCGGTGTTACTCCTACTACGGTGCCGACAGGCAGTTATGCGACCGAGTCAGGGAAACCAGTCGTCAGTGCTGAGTTCACGTTGATGCCGAAACATAATAATACGGATCTGCTTCAAAATGGAATTAAAAAGACATTTAAGATTGATGCTACGAATGCCTATAACGCAGGTGCCAGCTCTGCAGAAATAAAAAGCAATAACAGTAATTATATTGATATGAGTCCAAACGGTAGTATTAGTCTGGATGACACTACTAAGGACAGTCAAGGAAAAACACAATATATACTGTCTGTTCCGATCACGGCGAAAGCAACAACAGGTCTTTTGACGCATATTCCTACTGGCAGCAGGGATGTTCCGGTTAATATCACGAATCTTCGGAACGAGATATATAATGCCGGAGTAGGTATCGGAGCTAACAGTGCAAAAGCAAATTATGTTTCTGCCAGTCCGACGAATCCGTCAGCAAACAATAATAGTGCTGCTACATTGCTGTCAATGACGTATCCGGATGGCGTTGTATCTTATCCGAATTCAGTTATTGCAAAAGGCAACTTTACTATTAGTGCCGGTCATAATAATGGCAATGGAACGTACAGCTATACGACTTCAGATTCCAGTGACTTATCCATAGACGTTACTGCTATGTGGAATTCAGCCATCAACAAAGGTATGACAAATCGCTGGACAAACACGAGCGTGAGCGTCGATGGAACAGAAAATACTTCAAGCAGCACAGGTACGGTAACAGCTAAGGCGATTGCAGGATCACTTAACAAGTCTGAGGATTATTCGTTCGAACTCGTGCAAACGAATACCGGAAATGAATATAGTGAAGACTATGACAGGTACACAGTTACAATTGCTGCTCAAGGTGCGAACCCTGCAAAAACATTGGCTGTAAAAACTGTTGTATTGGAAGGCCAGGGAGGCTCTTCCAGCGGCACAGCTGAATTGAAGGCTGTCAATATTGGTTCCAAAGGAACCGGTAAAGTAGATAATAAGCTTTATACTGCCGATATTGTGTCACTTTCTGGAAAGTCTGCTGTATTAAAATTTGATGTTACAGGCTATAAAAGTACAAATAAAACAAACGCCAATAAAATCGGTACCGTGACAACAGCGAATGTAACGTTTGACGGCACACGAATTTATAACGCAGGTTTTGACGCGGTTACGGTATCGAAGCCTGTGATTACAGCTACTCAAGGCAGTTACTCATATACAACTAATATCTCAACGACTGCTGTCGCGTCAGATACATCGGCAGGAGCATCCAGGACAAAAGCTTCAGACAATTACAGCCTCACATTAACAAATACTATTCCGTCTTCCAGCACAACAGTAGCTACTGAGAGAACGATCACTGCTACTGCGCAAGCAAAGCACGGAACGACGGTTATATTAAGCAGAGAATGTAATATTAATGTGAAGCAGTCTGTAACTTATAGCAATACTACTCATAAATATACCGTTACTGCGGCATTGACATCCGGAGGCGCGAATATAGGTAAAGTATCGCTGACAACCGACGATAGTGCCTACACTACCGGCGCGGCTACAGGCGGATCGAAATCTGTTGAGTATGCGTATATTCTTTCTCCTGATATGTCCACTGTTTTATACGATAACAACGTTATTAAATTATCGATGGAAAATAGAACATATTATGTCGCAGGAACCGATGAAGAATTTGGATTATACACCAGAGGAATTAATGACGAAGGAACAGGTTACACATTAAATCCTGTGTCGGGATATACCTTCCCTACCTTTTCCGGTGGCGGTGGTGGCGGAGGCTCCTCATCCATTACCAGCATTTCTCCAATATCTTATGATGATAGTTGCTATACAGCTCGTAGCAGTTATGTCAGGCAAGTTGGAAACTATCTATATGGATGCTTCCGTATATTTCTTTCAGATGGCACATCCTTTGACTTTCGTGCAGGATTAGATGTGCGATAATTTAAGAAAAGAACAGCTAATTATTATAGTCATATATTTTTGAAAGGAGAACCCAAAAATGCTTACTCTTATGGATCTCGCAAATGAGATCGTAAAAATCCGTGAGGCGGTCGATTCCGTCGAAGTTAAAGGACGTCAGAACGCAGCGGCGCTCGTCTTCGCCTATGACAAGTGCAACAGTCTGATCTCTTCTATCAATGAGGCGATGCAGCAGATTCAAAATGGAAGTCAGGGCGACGGGGAGCCTACTACAGCAACTGCTGAGTCTTTTAACGGACCGGTTGAAGTTACCGCCGAGTAAATTAACTTCAGGGGGAATGAGCGATTATGACAGTTCCCGAACAAATCTATACAGCAGCTAAGAGCGTAGGCTTCACTACTGAAGGAGCCTGCGCTCTTTTAGCGCAAATTCAGGAAGAGAGCGCGTTCAAGGCAAACAATGTCGAAGACCGGAGCGGAATCCCTGATGAAGTGTATACAGCGCAGGTAGATAACGGTACGAGATCGAAAAACACTTTCGTTCATGATACTTACGGATACGGATACGCTCAGTGGACCCATCCGTCGAGAAAAGATCTGATGTACGACTTCTTCAAGAATCAGGGAAAGAGCATCGGAGACTCTGACACGCAGATCGTCTTCCTGTTCTGGGAGATGCAGCACTATTTCGCAAATCAGTGGAATCTGTGCAGAACCTCGAACGACTTGTACAAGTGCACCCATGACCTTCTTTATATTTGGGAGAACCCGGCAGAGAAGGTCTACAACATGCAGAGAAGATACAAGAACGCCCAGACTTTCCTGGCATACTTCCAGAACTGGAGCGGCAATTCCGGAGGGACTGAAAGCCCTGTCCAGAGTGATATTCAGCCAGGAACCGTAGCAGGAAAACCGATGGAAACAGCAGATCGCGAAGGACACTTCGGCTCTCTGCAGATCCGGGTAATCGACGAAAACATGGAAGGCCCGGATGTGAAGCTCGCTCAGGCAGCGCTGAACTGCTGGGGGTATGTGATTGTCGTTACAGGGATCTTCGGTAAGGAAATGACGAAAAAAGTCAAGGACTTCCAGGCGAAGAACGGACTTGTGGCCGACGGCGTCATCGGAAAGAACACCTGGAGAAAGCTTCTCGAGGTGAGAATGTGATGAGTTACGTACTTTGGTATCTTGTTATCGCGGCGGCGGTGCTGGCCTTCAACTACGGCTGTCACATGAACGATCCGAAAGATTAGAGATGAAGGAGACAGGAAATGCAGGATTTACGCTTTATCATTACAGGACAGATGATTAAAAAAGCTCCGGATTCGCCGTTTAATAAAATGGTGGCCGGGACTTCTCATTTTTACGCAACCGTGTTCGAGATGGACAGAGCGTGGGCCGGCTATTCCTGTCTCGCTCACTTTGAAGCGTCAGGGCATGAGGAATATATTCCGATCGTAAACGGAAAGGCCATCATCCCTGACAGAATTCTCGAATACAAAACGTTTGATGTCAGTGTTGTCGGACAGAAGGATTCCGCCAGACTGACAACAAACAAAACCACAGTGCGACAGATCGGAGGAAAGTAACGATGCCAGATTTAAGCGATCTGTTCAGCGCGGCAAGCGTGACAGGAGAGACCGAGAACAGCAATGATATTCTAACGGTCAGTCACGACTTCCGCAAAATTGATATTCCGAAAACCAAAAAGCTCGCCGGTGTCACGAGCGATGAGCAGGTAAACACGATTCTGTTTCAGTGCGAACGGTATTACGGCGGCGTCGACCTGAGCGAATTCTCTTTCCGCATCAACTACAAGAACGCAAATGGGGAAGGGGATCAGTATCTGGTAACGGAAAAAACGGTTACGGATGACATGATCACTTTTGCCTGGGTTGTCGGAAGACACGCCTGTGCGTATGCCGGAACAATTCAGTTCATTGTCTGCGCTGTTAAGACCGGAGATGGCGGCGTCATCCAGCAGGAATACAACACGGCAATCCACCAGCTGAAGGTGGAGCAGGGTCTTGAGACAAGCGAAGACGTCTATGAGCTTGCTATTGACTTCATTGAACAGTTTCGGCAGGACGCTGAATTTGTCCATGAAATGGCGGAGCACAATGAAGACTCGGAAGCGTATGCCGTCGGAACGAAAGGCGGAACGCCAGTGCCAACTACAGATCCTGCTTATCACAACAACTCCAAGTGGCACTCTGAGCAGGCAGCCACAGAGGCCGATAACAGCGAGGCCTGGGCAAAGGGAACAAAAAATGAGACTCCAGTTCTGCCAACAGATCCTGCTTATCACAACAACTCCAAGTGGTATTCCGAGCAGGCAGCCACAGAGGCCGACAGCAGTGAATCCTGGGCAAAAGGGCAGAAAAACGGTGTAGATGTAGATTCAACAGATGCCACGTATCACAACAATTCAAAATGGTACTCAGAGAAGAGTCTAGAAACGGAAGCCCGGGTGAAGGACCTAATGATTTCAGGAATGACGATCGTGAGAGACGCTGCATCAACTGACGTCAGCATCGCACCGGAGGCCGAGTCGCGTTATATTTACGGTGTACTGTCCTCTCTGACGGTAACCGAATGGCCGCCGATCGGGATCGTGGACATTGTGTTTCAGAGCGGGGATGAGCCTACAGTATTGACTCTTCCTGAAGAAACGCTCTTTCCTGACTGGCTGCTTATCGATCCATACAGCCTGAGTACAAGTACTGTCTATGAACTCTCTGTTGAAGACGGCAAGGCGGTGATTGTGTCGTGGTCGACGTATTAACGCAGAAAGAATTATATTTTAATACTCCCGCGAATCAGATCAGTGTTCTGAACGAAAGTGTCGCGAATTTCAGTACAAATCTCAGGTCGCCGATGGATATTTCCGTTGAAATTGCACCAAATCCGGATGGGCGGACAGAAGTTGAGATCTTCAACGCAAACTGCGAGTTCAATTTTCCAAGCAGAATTGTTCCAAAGCAGGAAGGCGAGGGCGAAGCTTCCGCAAGAAACAGACGTCCTATTCGTCCGGGGCTTTCTATTGTAAAACCAGACGGCTCTATTCTTGATATTTATGACGGAACGCTGACAATACACGACGATGAGAGCTGGACCGTTACAAGATCTACCGATAACTATCATCCTACCGGAAACGAACCGAACTACAGCAAAACCGGCAATCAGGTTATATTCACGCTTCCTGACATTTACAATATTACAGGGTATAACTACTATAACTGCAGCGATTTCAACAACACCGTTGCCTATAACGACTACGCCTATATCCGGACAGGTTTTAGCGTTTCTGAACTGCAGGCGTATTTCAGAGAACATACTGTCGATTTGATTCTGCCGCTGAAGCAAACGGAAAGTTATACGATCCAGCTGCCGGATGTGAAAAGGACACTGGCACTGTTCAGTTCGAATAAGAGATCAAAATCCATTACAGTGACTATCGGGACGGAAGAAAATCCTGTTTACGGTGGAAGGCTTAAGGTATATCCGGACGGAAGTGCCGAGCTCACAGTGACCCATGATCTTATCGAAGGAGAGCTTCAGGAACTTGCGACGCAGGTTGAACGGCATCTGGAAAATGTCGGAACGCTCTGGAGTTACTTCGGTATCAATAACGTCTGGGCGGATTCCGGAAAGATCCTCTCTGTCCGGTACCGTTCACAGACACCGGTCAACGGCATGATGTGGCAGAGAGATCGGGTACTGCAGCTGAGGCGAAGAGCTATTATTGCTGCGGCGTTTCAGTCTCTCACTTAATTTTATATTTTAAAGGAGGATAAGAAAATGGCGAAACTCGGACTCAGTTCCCCATGGATTGAATTCTATAGCGAAGTAAAAGCCATGTTTGAAGGCGATCCCCATGTTAGGGTAATCTATGACGAAGAAAACATGACCCTGAAGCTCTATGTTGAGGGCGAGCACAAGGCAGACGCTCTGACACAGATTCTGCCTAATGAGAAGAAGTTCGGCAAGGTCGCGCTGAAAATCGAGGTTATCCCGGCAAATACCGGATTTCATGACACGAACGTCAGTCTGTATGAGAACGCGTTCAACGGAAACGAAGCCTTCTCTTATGTGAAGAAAGTAGATGGGCTGTTCGTTCCGAACTTCACGTACGTCGTATTTGTGAATGAAGTTGTGCAGTTCTTCAATGACAATCTCGGCGACGTGAACGGAAACTGCTCCACACTGTACGAGATTATTGCGAAGGACATCTTCACCGTGGAGCCCGGCGTGTTCTTCTGCACGGATGTCCTGAGAGGCGACGGACTGAGCTTTGGAAAACCCCTCGGCGAGTGGCCCTGATTGTTGTTCCAGATAAATTCAAAATGGAACCGGATACAGGAAAGGTCACGGTTCCGGGAGGTATAGGCCTATGAGCTTTATGGATATGCTGCACAGCTGGGGTATATCTGACGCCGGTCTGATCGGCATCGTGACATTCCTGGTGAGCATCTTCATTGACTGGCGCCCAGAGTTTAAGTGGAATCCGTGGAGGAGTCTGATTAAATTTCTGGGCACACAGTTCAACAGCGCCATTGATAAAAAAATGGACACGGTACGCGACGAGATTCAGGTGCTGAACGACAAGATCGACAATGTACAGACGCAGCTCTCCGATCATATAACGGAATCGGAGATCAAGTCACTGCAGGACACACGGCGGGATATTCTGGAATTCTGCAATTCCTGCATGAACAACCGAAAGCACACCAGAGAGCAGTTCCGGTTCGTGCTGAAGCAATGTGACCAGTACGAGGAGTATATCGAGAAGAACAACCTGAAGAACGGTGAAATCACAGACGCTATCAATGAGATCCGCCGTCTTCATACAAAATGCATTCAGGAGAACAGCTTCCTGAAAGAAGGAGAGGAATCAAGTCATGACTAACAAAACGTATGACATTCTGAAGTTTGTGGCGCAGATCGTGCTGCCGGCTATCGGCACCCTCTACTCGGCACTGGCCGGGATCTGGGGTTTCCCATACGGCGAGCAGATCGTCGGGACCATTGTTGCAGTGGACGCTTTCCTTGGTGCTCTGCTGGGCATCAGTTCCGTGAAGTACTACAAGAATGGAAAGGACACCATGGGCACCGTCAGCGTCGATCCGGTGAAGGAGACGGCAGAATTTGACTTCGGAAATGTTTCGCTCAAGGATCTGATGAACATGAAGCAGGTCAAGGTGAACGTCGAGACCTACGACGCGAAGCACTGAAATCTGACGTTGGAGGTAGATCACAATGGTATCGACTACCGGAGGCGGATGGGTCCGAGAGTTCAGCGGCCTGTCCACAGATGAAAAGCCAACTGAAAATATTCCGAACGGAAGCATCTTTCTGGAGATGGACACATCGAAAGTCTTTATTTTCGATTATGAAAATACCCGCTGGCTTGAGATGTAAAAAGTAAATCATCCCCGAAAGCAAAACCTGCCGCCATTGATATGAGTTTACAGAGGACTTTGACTTTCGGCGACGATAAACTGTTACCTTAGCACCTTTGGCAAAATCAAAATGGAAGTCGGAGAGCTATGCGGAAATTCCGCATGGCTCTTTGGCTTCTGTTTTAAGGCTTACAACGATTTTTATTTTTCAGATGCGAAAGAGAAATGTTAGAGATGAAAGAATGTTGTTAAGAAAGCCTCGTAAAATCTACAATTTCTATAATGAAGAGAGTAATAGAACTACTCTTCTTTTTTTTTTAATTGTTCGTAAAAATTACAATCTCTATTGTGAGGAACTAGACAAATTATCTGAAAGGGTGAATTTTATGAAACATTTACAGAAATTTATTGAGCAATTTTCTAAGGAGCTCGAACGGAGCAATGAACTAATAAATTCTATTGCAAGGGGGATGATCTACGGAAACATTGTGAATTCAAATGGAGGAGGTGTAGTAGTAGGAAAAGCTCTGTTTGGAGACCAGAGCTAGGATCTAGGAACTCAGACTTAGGAAACAGAGAGTCGCTATTTACAGCGGCTCTCATTATTTTTCTCCAGGATATTTATTTGATTGAAAGCAGGTGAAAAAGATGGATGTACTACTCAGCACAAGGGGCAAGGGCGCATATCACGATGAATTCTGTCCGTATTTAAAAATGATTCCGAAGAAATATCTGAAGACAATGGACGATCGAAAAGCCAGACAAAAGGGCTATCACGAATGCCAGTTCTGCAGCAGCGTCAGAGGAATTGTATACAAGTATAAGAAGAATGGCTTTAACGAGCACAACGAGTTGCGGTTTTCGTATGATCCGATCGATCAGGCGGTATGCGTGAGGACAAACGTCGGGTTCTGGAAGATCATATGGAAAGACAACTGTCAGGACTGGTATCTGTTCCATATGAACGGACACGGGTATAAAAGCTTCGATCCGGAGCGATCTGACAGAGATCTGATGCGAGGATCCTTCCACAGGCAGAAGGATTTCAAGCCGACCGAATCCGTCGCGAAGACACTTTATTACATCGTAGAACACGACAAGTGCAGAGCGCTGGGCGAGGACGGTTACAAGAAAATGCCGACAGCAACTCCGAGGCAGCGGTTCTACAGAGGCGTCGCGAAAGCCAGAAAGAAGAAAGCGGAAACACACAGAGTTTATCAGCTTATCGATGAATTAAAAGCAGCAAACTAAATTACAATAAAAGGAGAGATAACACATGGATGAATCTGTCAGAATTTATGAACCGAAATTTGTGAGAGAACTCAAATGGGCACAATCGGAGGAAAAACAGGTTACGCATGAAGAACCAGTCGCCGAGGCTGTCACTGCGACAAGGCGCTCGCATCTAAGGAAGCAGTCGAAGAATTCAAAATGGAAGTTTTTCTTCGATGAGAAGCTATGGAAGAAAATCCTCGATGAAAAAGAAGCCGAGATCAGGAGACTTGATCAGAAGCATCCCTGGGTTCAGATTCTGTGCCGCTGGACCTGCGCTGCTCTCTGTATTGTCCTGGTGCTCGGTCTGATAGGATGGGGCATCGATATTCGTACCAACCGGATCGCTGAGACATTCGCGGCGACGGCTCTGGCGGATTATCAGGCGGATCAGGATGCCAAGGCTGCGGAACTTGCAGCTCAGGCGGAAGCTGAGAGACGGTCTGAGCAGGCGATTATGACGAAAGAAGCACAGGACGGGGCGAGAGCGATCTACGGAATCCGGAACTTCATCGACAAGTACGGATATTCCAAAGAGGACCTGAAGACTTATATTCGCTGTATTCTCGACAGGATTGACTTCGGAGGGGGAGTGAACGACTTTCATGCGATTGTCTCTCAGGCGGAGCAGTTCCTCGGATATTCTGATAAGAACCCGGTGCTGGAAGAGTATTACAAGATTGCAATGGAAGAGATCGCAATCTGGCACAATGAAGAAAGTAAACCCTGGGATGTAAGCTACCGGTTTGCTGAGCTGACGTCAAAGGGTATTTTCCTTACCGATACATTCGGCGCTGACGGCTATGCAAGGCGCGTCAGATATTAAAATTATATTTGAAAGGGAGTAAAAACCATGAAAATTTTTGAGACGATTAAGAACTTTTTTAAGGATCTGTTTGCCTGTGAGCCGACGGAGGACTATGCGGTTGAGGAAGAAGAGGAAGAAACGATCCTCTTCTCTTATTATACGGTGGACGCCGCGATGGGGCTCTATATCGAATACTGCGAGGACGCGAAGTCACCAAGCACGATCAAGGGCTACAAGAACTTCTGGAAAAACTATTTCGAGTCGATCCGGAACGTAGAGCTCTGCCATCTGACACAGGATATGGTACAGAAGGCGTTGGATGAAGAAATCGCGGAAGGGAAAAGCGAGGCAACTGTCAAGAAAGCGCTTTACTTCCTGAAGGCAGTACTGGCATTTGCACACGACAACAGCATGATGGAGCGGCTGGATCTCTGCGAAGTGAAGGTGAAAAAGCCAGTTTGACAGATGTTGTTACAGGTAGTAAAATAAGGGTATTAGCAAGATAAGGACTGATATAAATGCCTAAAATCACTCTTCCTAAACCGAAAAAACTACCTTCCGGAAGCTGGCGAATTCAGTTCCAGATCGAGGGCAAAAGATATTCCGTGACCGATGAAGACAAGGATGCTGTTAAGGCAAAGGCGGAAAGAAAATATCTGGATATTCTGAACGGAATCGAAGCCGAGAAGAAAACGCCGCTGACTGTCGGGAAGGCCATCGACAAGTATATTGAAAGCAAAGCCAAGACGCTTTCGCCCTCGACAATTCTCGGGTATAAAAGAAGCCGGAAGAATTCACTGCAGCATATTATGGATATTCATCTGTCGGATCTGACACAGGATGACGTCCAGTATGCTGTAGGGCTGGATGCTGCAAAGGGTGACAGTCCGAAAACGATTCGGAACGCGCATGGCCTGCTTAGCTCGATGCTGAAGGTTTATCGTCCGAATTTCACGCTGATTACGACTCTTCCTGAAAAAAAGAAACAGGAAATTGTTATATTTACGGAAGAGGAGATGAAGAAGGTATGGAAGGCTTCTGAAGGGACGATTTATGAGCTGCCGATTCTGATCGCGTCGATGCTGGGCCTGAGACTTTCGGAGATTAAGGGTTTAAGGTTCGGTGATATTTCCGGCGATAAGATCCATGTTCAGAGGGCGATGATTCTCGGTGAAGAAGGGGAGATTCTGAAGAACACGAAGACGGCTTCAGGAGATCGGTGGATTAAGCTGCCGGAAGTACTCATAAAGAAGATCAATGCGCTGCCGAAAGAGTCTGATGAGGATTATATTTGCCCTTTGACAGGAGCGTCGATCTACAAAGGCTTTCAGAGAATTTGTGAAAAGGTCGGAGTGAAGCCCTGCCGCTTTCATGATCTGAGACACTTTTCAGCAAGTGAGGTTCACAGTCTCGGTGTCCCGGATAAGTATGCCATGCACAGGATGGGGCATAAGACGGATAATATGCTGAAGACTGTCTATCAGCATATCATGAGAGACAAGGAAGATCAGTTCTCAGATCAGATCAACGAGCGGATGGAAGAGATGTATAATGGCAGATAAAAGCGCATTAAGCCGTGTGCATTTTCGTGTGCATTTTTTCGTCTTTTGTGTGCACTTTTTGTGGCCGGAATGAAGAGACGCGTGCAGAGGTAAAATGAAGAAAACCCCAGTAGAATAAGGAAAAACCGCGGGATCCCAATGACCTCGCGGTTTACTGAAATGGTGGAGATGAGGGGAGTTGAACCCCTGCGAATAGCCCGTCAAAGTACCAGTAATTACTGGACTTTTTAAAATCCGTGTGCATTTCCGTGTGCATTTTTGAACAAAACTTCCTCAGAATGGTGCCGCTGAGGAAGATTTTTTAATATATGGAAGGTGAGAGGAATGATGTTTATGGAAATTCTCAATTACAAATTTTAAATTAGAAAGGATTGATGTGCAACTACTTATTTTCAGCATATGTGTTTAATGACCGGTTTTATGCCACAGACGACTTTCTGGGATGATTTCTCGATTGCAGATATTTACGGAGAGTTTGCGATCAGAGACACCTACAGAAGAGCATTCAAAGCCTGGAAGAAAGATTATCAGTATCTGACAGAACTCACGATGATCTTAAACTGGAAACTCTGGTACTGGTATGAGTCGAATGAGATTTACGCAGAGCATTACTGTAAGCTTTACATGGAGCTGTTTGAAGAACTAGACATGTGGTGTGTCGACAATCTGAAAGGCAATGAGCTTACATATTTTCTGAGGACGGTGGACTAAGACAATTTACAGAATACCGGAAGTTCAGAGTCGTATGTATCTGAAGGAAGTTGACGCGATTGAGACGAGAGAACCGATCAGATCGACAAGTGACGCAGCTAGAGCGATGGTACAGAACTTTCGCGATGCCGATCGGGAATATTTCGTGTCGGTGAACCTGGATGCGAAAGGAAGACCGATCAGCTATTATGTCGTATCCGGCGGGAGTGTGAATGCGGTACACTTTCCGATCGCAAGTGTGTTCAAAGCGGCTTTACTTCAGAACGCGGTATCCGTAATACTCTGTCATAATCACCCGAGTGGGACACTGGAGCCATCCAAAGAAGACTGTGACGCGACAATCAGTATGGTTGAAGCCGGGCGGATGCTGGATATTCGGGTCCTGGATCACTTTATTCTTACGCCGACAAGCTACGTAAGCCTGCGGGAGGAGCGAGGTGATCTGTTCACATAAATAAATAGAGGAGGATTCAAAATGGAAGAACTACAGTTTATGAGCGAAGAGGAACTTGATACACTTGCTCTAATGTTGGAAGAGATTGAGAACGATCCGGAAATGTTTCCTGAGATTGAGCTGTTCCACTTCTGAGTAACTGAGGGTGCCGTCTGGAGTGCGTGAGCGTAATGCTTGCAGTAATGCTCCAGACGGCATTTTTGTTTAGTTTATAGTTAAACTATTCTAATTGCACAATTATATTTCACAACTGCAATTTTTTTTCGTATTTCACAGATGCAATAATTATTGCAAACTGGAAACAAACCATTACAGTACTAATTGACTTTGCAGAAACCTATGATATTCTGTATTTGCTGGCCAGCAATCTTACTTCAGAAAGGTAGATTGCGAACATGAAAGTGATATTTTCGGAATGGGAGAAGGAACAGAAGAAACTTCAGAGACGCATGGATGAGTTCGATCGGCTTGTCTGTGAGTATCTGAGAGCAAACAGAAAGACGACAGAGTATCTGGCTGAAAAGGTCGGATGCGATAAGTCAAGCCTCTGGCGGTACAGGAGGAGAGAACAGTATTTTAAGGCTGCACCGTTCGATGTGATCTGCGGATGCCTCAGAATGGCGAACGCGTCGAATGAACAGATCCGGATCATCTGCGGACTTCCGACGGGGCAGAGCAATGAGAAAAACGAAATATGATCTGAGTACACATCGCTTCCGTGAGCTGAGAGAGTTCTGTCTGCAGTATACGGAATGGAAGCGGATTTATGAACTGGCAGACGGCTGGGACGGCAGAGGAGATGTGACTCAACGAGACGGAATCAGGAGAGCGGATCTCAAGACGAGCATTGAGATGATTGAGGCCTGCGCTGATTCGACAGAACTGGAATTACTACGGTTTGTCACAGTTGAGGGGATCAGTCTGCCTCCAGAGCTCTGGTATCAGAACCGGATGTTCTACTGGAAACTGAGCCAGATGAGAGGGTAGTCGTAAAATTTACAACGCACTTAATGAGAGGAGCAGAATGAAGGTGTTATGACCGGAGGGATGAGAGAGCCCAGACTGCATTAATGGTGTAATGGTAGCACGCTCGGCCCGATTGGAAAATCTGTGAGGTTAAGAACAGAAAGTACTATGAGGGTGCCAGGAGGCTTAATCGAGAGACGTGAGTTCGAAGCTCACAACTCTCATTTTTTTTTTTCGAAATCCTTACAGCTCCTTTAGTAGGAAAGGAGACTTGATATGTCTAAATTATTTTGGATATGGGTTATTGCCGAAATCATATACCATGTGATCGGGTGATGGCCGGAAGACTCACAACGAGTCTTCTTTTTCGTAATTTTCACATCTTCTATGATGAGAATACTGAAATACAGGAGGTATGTATATATGGTAACTTTACTGTCAGTGATTGTTATTGTGGCGATCGCACTGATCGGAGTTGGAATTGTTGCTTTATTGCTCGACATTTTGGGAGCAATCGGCGTAACAATCCTGCTGCCGGTCTCGATTGTCGGCAAGGAATTTCTGATCGTAGTAGGAGGAATTATACTGTACTTTGCATGGAGGAGGACTCAAAAAAAGTAAAAGACTGAGGGTCGCTGAACTTACAGCGGCTCTTTTTTTCTCCGATTCGTAAAAACGTAAGATTTACAGCGCCTATAGTGAAGGATAATGACTATCCTATCATCAATTAAAAGGAGAAGAAAACAATGAAGAAAATTATGAGTATGATCCTGGTAGTTATGGTAGTTGTTAGCGTTATGGCGACTGCAAACGCAGTCTACGAAACGGAGGAAGTGCCAAGTGCACTGATCATGGAACTGGTCAATGTCGGGTTTAAACCTTCCGAAGACGACGAAGACATTTGGGTCTTCGACGGGTATTATCCGGATGATGATATGGATTATTTCGCATATTTCAACGTAGCTGAAAACTACGGTGCAATTTATGGGGATGATCATTCAGGCAACCGGTGTATCGTCGGGATCAGGTGGGACGGCGTCGAGGAAGAATTCTACGACCTTGGCGAAGGCTGGTATCTTGAAAAGTAATACGCGGGAGAGGATAAAACTTCCTCTCCGTTTTTTTTTTCTTCGTAAAAGTCACAGCTTCCTTAGTAGGAGGTGTTAAAATGAAATACGTTATAGCATTGATTTTATACTTTATTGGTGGAGGACTATATGTATGGTATTGGGGCTATGCAAAAAGGGAAGAGAGACTGGCAATTCTTAGAGAGGAAGTCAAAGACAATGACGAACTTTCTGAGTTCGCCGAAGAATGGTTCCCAGTTGCTATAGCAATCGCTAACATTTTGGCATTGTTTACTTGGCCAATAGATGTATTCTTGGACATTTTCAAGTATAAAGTATTAACAAGATAACACCAAATGGAAGATTCTTTACAGAGTCTTCCGCTTTTTTTTTCTGCATTTATGAGAGGAGGTGAAGTCAAAATGGAAGTAACAATGATTATCTGTATTGCGATTTCGGCAATCTGCGCGTATCTGCTGGGGTTTCTGACCGGGAGGAGAATCCGGAAGAGTCAGTGCGACGGGACGATCTTCATTGAGCCGACAGAAGATCCGAACAGAGACCGTGTCAGGTTTGTTCTGGGGCTTGAGCTGGATGATATTCGCAAGAAACGGCGGCTTGTTTTCAATGTTACGGCAAACGGCGCATCAGACAGCTCGAAAAATTCACAGTCTGTATAATGGGAGAAATCCCGAAAATTATTTTTATGGAGGTAAAATTTATGCCGACTGAAGAGAAATCTACGATGGATTTACTCGAGGAATGCGAAAGGAAGAACTATGAGGAGATTCTGAAGCTCGAACCAGGCGATCAGAACGCACAGAAACTGGTTAACAACGCGAAAACCTACGCGGAGGTGCACCAGATCCACAGCAAGACTGAGCAGGACAGGCTCAATGACAATGCCCGCAACGAACAGGCGGAGCGGCAGATGGAAATTGAGATGGAAAAGCTCAAGAATGAGAGGAAAAGGGCAAGAGCGGAGGCTTGGAGGCCGTGGTTATATGCCGGTTTCGGTCTGATTGGCGGAGCAGCAAGCTATCTGATGGATCCGTTCGTCTCGAAGTGGAAGCCGTTTAAGGATTTTCAGGACAGGTGCGGAGACTTTATCAACAGGAGGTAATTGATCGTGAAAGGGTCGTTGAATTTACAACGGCTCTTTTTTTTCGTAAATACTACAGACTCTATTATAGAGCGGAAATGCTCAAATTATGCAATGGAGGAGATATTTATGAAAGAAATCTATGTATACAAGAAAATTATCGGAGGTTGGATTGGTCTCAGTAAGGAAGAGGCCGACGCAAAAATCGAAAAAGGATATATTGCCGGAGTACAACTTGTAATGGAACGTGGAGAAGACGAACCTATCAAGATTACTCTGCTTAAGGACAGTTATGGATTTTGCGGGTTTTCTGATGAAGAGGCGGACAATCTTGCCACTGAGTACTTTGATTATGTAGAATCGATTACAGGAATAGTAACCAAACCAGCATAACAGGATATCAGAGAGTCTACAACGACTCTCTTTTTTCTTCGTAAAAACTACAACGGCATTAATGGACAACTATATTAAATGAATTAGGAGGCATTCAAAATGGAAGAAAAAGAGAACATTTGTGAGAAGGCAAAGAAGAAATTCGGAGAATTCAAAGCGAAAGCGAAGGAATTCGGTGGAAAAGTAGTCGACAAGGCACTTGAACACCCTGAAATCACTCTGCCGTTTATTGTCGGACTTGGTTCGATGGCTATTGGAGGAGCCAAAGCTATCGCCAACGCCGGTGAGAAGCAGCTGGAGCGGTGCATGGTGGAAGATGATGTCACGGGACTGAAGTATCTTACCGATCATCCGCTTAATAACGATGAAATTCTCGAACTAAGCGAGAAAATGGTCGACGGACAGACGAAAGGAGAGGCCCTTAACGACATGGGTGTCCTGAAAAAAGAGAAGAAACGCAAATAAAGCGTTTGATAGGGCTCGTGAATTTCACGGGTTCTATCCTTTTTCGTAAATTCCACAGTTTCTATGATGAGGGTATTCAGCCCTTAATTTGTGAAATTGGAGGAATGTAAATGAAAGGAGCAGGTAAACTTATATTAGTTGGAATCGGAGCAGCAATAGCATATCAATATTTTGGGCCAATGGGGCTTGTAATTGTAGGCGTAATACTGTTTTTACTCTGAATTAATATGAAAAAACCTGTTACGGAGAAGTTTTACAGCTTCTCCAATTTTTGTCGTAAAAATCACAGTTTCTATAATGGAGCGAAATGCTTACATCTTTATAAAAAGGAGACTAAATTATGGAAAACGCAATCGAAATAACAGTCGAGGAAGTGGAAAGCGGAACTAAGAGCTTTGTCACAAGCCTTCTTGACGCTATTTTTGGAGATCCTGAGGTGTTCGATCGCATTAAAAATGTGACGGACCAGCATAGGGATTTTCTTGATAGAGTCGGGTCGGCAGACGGCACATGTGCAGAAGCATACGCTTACGCTATGGCGGATGCGATTGAAGAATGGGAGTCTGAACATGAAGATATCATGGAGATGATTGGACAGAGCTAAGCTCTAAAGGAAAGTCTACAACGGCTTTCCTTTTTATCGTAATAATCACAACTCCTATGATGGAACCTAAACTAAATAGGAGGAAATGAATATGAAGAAATTCGAAGACATTAAAACCGATGTGAGCGTCTGGCTGTATGGAGTACGCTGGAATGTGAAGAAGAAGTTTAACGAGGGTGTCGAATGGGTTGGACAGCATAAAGAGGAGCTGATCATCTCTTCACCATTTTTGCTTTTCGGGATGAAGATGATCGGAGGTCTTGTAAAAGACACGATCAGATCCATTGACCGGAAGGTAGACATGAAGAAGGAGCAGGATCTTCAGGATCTCTATGTGTACGACCACTCGCTTGGCATGTACCACAAACTTCGGAGACCTTTGAAGCCCAGCGAAAAGATCGAAATCGACAGGCGCAGGAAAGAGGGAGAGTCTAAGATTCAGATTCTCGCAAGTATGGGTTTGCTGGATTAAGTTCCAGCATGAGGAGGAAAGTCTACAACGGCTTTCCTTTTTGCGTTCAAAATAGAAGCAAATATGCCGAAAAACAGGCCAAATTCGTAAAAATTACACCTTCTATAGTGAGGAAAATTGCATGAAAATACAAAAAAATTTGAACAATAATAAGGAGGAAACAAAAATGAGTAACATGCAGAGAAGACTTAGAGAGGAAACGGAAGTTGAGAAATCGGCGTACGAGCTCGCTTACGGCGACGAGTACACGAGGGAACGGTCTATCTGGTCCGATGCCTACATAGATGTTGGCTGGAGCCAGTACGATCGTGCTCCTCGGTACTCTGATGAGTAAGAGCCGAGATTGTACGATTGAGAGGTTTTACAGCCTCTCTTTTTTTTTTTCGTAAAAATCACAGTTTCTATAATGGAGACAATGATGTCTACCTTAATGAAAAGGGGAATTTGATATGAAAATCATGAACAAACTGAATAATGTTAAGGCAGAGGCAGTGGAGAAGGCGAAGGTCTTTGGGCAGAAAGCCAAGGACGCTTTCGAGGATCATCCGGACGAAGTTTTGTTCGGTGTACTTATGGGCGGACTGGTGATCACCTACGGCCAGAGCATTCGTTACATGCATCTGCTGAACAAGCAGGCGAAGAATGGAACATTCAAGTTCATTCCCGGACGTGGGTATGTCGCTTGAATCCAAGGAGAGAGATCCTATACAGGGTCTCTCAATTTTGTCTCAGATCAGCCTCGTAAAATCTACAATTACTATGTTGAGGGTAGGACCTCACAATACTAAAACTATTTTTGGAGGTAAAGAAAATGGCAATTGTACTGAAGATTCTGAAGGCGATCGTTCGCTGGACCTGGAAGATCTGGGCAGGCTTTTGCGGCATTGCTGTCGCAGCAGCGGCACTCGGTCTTAAGGCGAAGTGGATTGACGCCGGCGATGATGACATTACTTTTTCGGGGCCGTTTGAGGTACTGAACAAGCTTAACGAGTAAGTATTGAAACAAAAAAAAGAGAGACTCTTTACAGGGTCTCTCGCATTTCTCACAGGCTCTATAGTGAAGCAAATATGAAAAGGAGGTTACATTATGGACATTAACAAACAGCTTGAGAGGGAAGCGAAATATAATCGGAAACTCGCGCAATTCTGGCTGGGAATGGACAACCTGGCTGTGAGCAGCGGACAATGGCTTCTGAAACACAATTTCGGAAGTGCAGCGAAAGCGGCAAGCAACGCCAGCGACATTTTCAATCGGAAATTCACGGAGTATCGGAATACCGCGGATAATCTTGAGAGAACATCCGTACGGTTAAGCTGAAAAGGAGGCTTCAGAAGAAACTCGGAAACGGGTTTCTTTCTTTTTTGCATGAAATACTATTACGAAAAGCCTCCGGAATGGGTGGCGGCCGGAAAGACCTACAGCTGTGATCATCCGCTGTATAACCGCTGTACACTGTTTCAAAATGGAAGTAAGGGACTCACCGTTATACAGGAACGGTACAATGACAAAACCAAGGCTCGATGGTGGGGTGCCGTCGATCCCTGGCTTGCCGGTGATATTTTCCTTTGTGAGGGCTTCAGCGACTATTTCGATCAGAAAGCCGCGGAACCTGATGAAAACGGACTCTATCCGACCGTTCAGGTGCGAAAAATCATGTGGGCACTCCGAATGAAGCCCCTGAAGAAAGAATTCTGGGAAGATTAATACCGATCCCAGGAGTTCAGGTCGTTTTCGATATCCTGAAGGGAACAACGATCCTCTTCATAATTGCAGAGAATCTCGAAAGCGGTGTCTTCATCATACTTGTCGAGTAATCTGTCATAGACGCTTATGGGAAGCTTCGGCTCGTCAGCATCTGGAAAAAACCTATGAAATCTGTCCATATCCATGTTGTGTTGCTCCTTTATTATAAAAATTTTTGAATAACGGAAAGGAATTATACAATGAAAAAGCTCAGTATTAAAGAGACCGAAAAAATCGTTGCTTTCATCGATGCCGGATACAAGAGAGAAACAATTGCAAAAGAATTTGACATGAGTGTAGAAGAACTGGATAAAATTGTCAATGAGTATTATAATAAAGCGAAGATGGATCTGCAATACATTTCTGAAAAATATTTTTTCTTGGAATGCGAAGGAGCAGCTGTAAAAAATATTGTGGCGATCAAAGGATTCAGTAAAAGTGATGTAAAAACATTCGGAAGAGCTCTACTGGCATATTCCCGTATTGCAGGTAATTATTAATTAGGAACGAGGTGATTAAATAATGGGTATTGATCGTGATGAAACCAGAATGCTGAAAGAAAAGCGCGGACTGATTTTTACCATGCTGAAAAGAAGATTTGAAGATCAAGTGTATGACTATCTGTGTAAAGATAACTTTTCGGATATGGACGCGCTGGACGATTGGCTGGATAAGGCACTTGAACAGTATTACAACGAATGTGAAGTTATTGACGAATACTATGACGAGAGACTGAATTCATAACGGAGATGTGACTCGTAAAATCTACAATTTCTATAATAGAGAGGTGAAACAGCCTTTCTATTTTTTTTTTTGTCGGGAAGAATAATTATGAGACATTGAAAGGAGAATGTACATGACTGAGGCAGCTTTCGCGTATCATGAAGATGTGGCATCCAGAGCGATCGTCAAGAAGTCGGCAGCACACAAGAAAAACGGATCGGCTGTTGCGAAGCTCGGTAACAAGCCGATGAGCTGGCAGGAAATCAATAAGAAGCACGGACCGGTGCAGACGTATGATCTGGATTCCTTCATGACATTTGAGGAATTCAAGCTTCTGCCGCCGGATCTGAAGGTAGAGTATGTGAACGGACTGTGCAAGAAGTGGAACATCCGGATCTGTCATGTCAGCGAGTATCTGTTCAAGCAGGGCGAAAAGGGTCTGATGGGATATCTGAAGATCTTCGACCTCTACAGACAGTGCACATCCAGCGGAGAGTGGACGGAAGAGAGCGCTGAGAAGTTCAGGAAAGCAGTGGAGGCATGGGAGAACCACGAAGAGCCGGCTGAAGTTGTTGATAATCCAGAAGTACCCAATATTCCGAAGTTTATGGACTGGGGCGATTTCAAAGCGCTTTCACCTGACGAAAAGGTCGTGTTCATTAACCGTCTGCTGGATGAGTATCAGATTGGGTGCTTCACGATCGACAAGGAACTCTTTGGCTACGGTTATCCGAAAGTCCATGATAATCTCAGGCATGCTGGCATTTACGATCAGATTCACGTCAACTTCAGGGGCGGAAAAGACTGTCAGGGTTCTGAGTATAAGGCGAAGGTGCAGCGCTTCCATGATGATATTGAGGCGTGGAGAAAGGAACCTGTTATTGAAGGACTGGCTCAGAGGCTCGCTGAAGGTATGGAAAGGGCTCTTCAGAAATCGAAGGAGACCAAGAAGCAGGAAACTGAAGTCAAGGCAGAAGAGAAGACAGAAGAAAAGTCTGCAGAAAAGACGATGGAAACCGTGGACGAGCCTGTAATGGTGATTTCTGTTCCGGAAGACATATGCGATTCGAAAGACTTCTGCCATGACGATGAGATCTTCCCAACGACAGCAACTTCCAGTTATCAGTTTAATCCCGGGATTGGATTGAACGAGGAACTGGAATCAGAACCTGTCGAAGAAGCGGCAGAAGATCCTCTTACCTATCACGATTTCAGCTTCACGGCGAGCTATATTTCCAAAGGCCTAAACACGGACGAGTTCTACGATCTTGCGAAGTTCGTTAAGAACAAGCTGGTGAAGGTCGAGATAACAGTTACTGAGATGCGCGACTATCTGTCTAAAGTACGCACGTGATATTTGAAAAGAAGAAAGAATACAGGAGAAGTGATTATGAAAAAGAACATTATCAACATTGATAAGCCGGAGCCTCTGGCGGGTCCGCAGATCGTCTATCTCTGCAAGGGGGTTGGGGCTCCTTGCTATCTAGTACCGTACTGTGTCTACCGTGAGGAACCTGTCGCATACCCGGATGAGATCTGCAAACACAACACAGTCCCTGAGTATGCAAAGAACGGAACATGCGAGGATCCGGAAAATCATCCGGAACGCTTTGAGTTCTATGATGAGCTTATTTTTCGCGATGGAATTTATTACGATGGATCTTATTGGGAGGTAGAAAAGAATGAGCAATGCTGAACATCTGATTGAAAACCTGATCCTCGGGATGAAAGACGGAAAGATGCCGATGGATATTCTGGAAGAATCCGGTAATCTGATGATGCTTGAAGACGAGTTCACCGGGATTACTTCGGATGAAGCTATCGCAATCGCTTGCCATGTTGTATATGGATTATATGACGGAAGATTTCCGAAAGATATTCTGTTTCCAGGAGACGAGGTTATCGATACGGCCGGAAACCTCTGTGTGGTAACCTGTGTTCATCCGAGAGCGGTTCATGTACTATATCCGAATGGGAAAACGCATAAGTTTCCTGCAGCGGCCAGATTCAGGCCTACAGGAAAAAGCTATATGGGTCTTCTGTCGCTGCTTGAACAGCTGAACGAGTCAAAAGAGCAGATGGCTGCTGCGGAGAACGACTATAGGAGGTGAGAAGTATGGATGAAAAAATTATATTTGATGCTTATGCAAATTTAATAAAATGTACGAACTATTCAATGGCGCCTATAATTACAGCGAGCGATATGGATCATTTAAGTTCGTATCGTAATGAGCAGGCTCAAAACGCATTATATGAGATGTTTGAAAGAGGACTTGTACCTTACAGGTCCTCTTCTATTTTTCATCAAAGAGGTGAAGGAAATTGCCGAAGAATGAACCGCAGACAGATCGGACTCTTATTATCAAGGTTCCAGATCAGAAGAGATCAATTCGGATCGAGGCCTGGAAATACTATGAGATCATCGACCTTCTGAGAGAACTGGGCGTAGACCGTCAGCAGGCTTATGATGCAGCAAAATGGGCAGGAAGAGCGCGGGATTTGGGTGAAAAGTATACTCAGATCCCGCATTATATTTTAACAATAGTGTGAGGAGATTACTAAATGATTTCAGTAGAGAACTTGAACTGGTGGGCAGAGCAAATTGCTATCGGACGGAGCCCGGAGCATCCTAAAGGTTTTATTCCATGTCTTGAGCTTATGAAACTGGCGAATCTTACAGACAGACGGACCCCATGCAATGTTTCTATTAAGGACATCGATGAGGCTTTTCATCTGATGAGAGCGAGGTGTGATGAATGATTCTTACAAAATCACAGATTAAATGGGCAAAAGAGAAGGGGTATCTGGATATTTCGGATTGGGACGAAAAGCGGCTTAATCCAAATTCTTATAATCTGAGGCTGGCAGATAAGCTGATGGTGTATGATGCCGATGCGCTGGATATGGCCGAAGATATTCCTGTCAGAACGATAAAGATTCCAAAAGAAGGCTATTGGATTCAGCCAGGAGAATTATATTTGGGAAGAACTATGGAGTATACAAAAACACCTAAGTTTGTCCCAATGCTTGAAGGACGGTCTTCTGGCGGACGACTCGGACTTGCCATTCACGTAACGGCAGGTTTCGGAGACATCGGTTTCTGCGGATACTGGACTCTCGAGATACATTGCATCAAGCCAACGAAGATTTATCCTGGTGTAGAGATCTGTCAGATCTATTACCACACGATTGAATCTGACTGTGATATTTGGATTCCGGACGATGATACTATTGCGACATATGACAGCGATAAGTATCAGTGCAATATCGGAATTCAGAAGAGCATGATGTGGAAGGAGTTTAAATGATTGAATCTTTCAATTGCCCAAACTGCGGAGCACCAATTAACGGAGACTTATGCCCGTATTGCGGTACTGCATTTATCGATTGGAGTGCCATTGATATTCACAAGCCAAATTGGATTAAGGTGAGGTTTGATGACAAAATTGTTCTTGTAAAAGCTATTTTAGTGAACGCAAGTGTACATGTCGACTATCCAGAACATATTTATTATGTAGATACGGATGCTTATTGTGTCAAAGCGAATCCAAGCATCGAAATAGAATCAACCCTTACCTGCATACCGTTTAAAATGCCGGACCATACCGATAAGGTTTTTTTCGTGACAATTGATAAAAACGTTGCAGATCTTCAGAATGCCGGAGAAATGGTGCATGAAATAATGAAGAGGAAACAGAAATGACACCAACTGAATCGTAAAAATAACAGCTTCTCTAATAGGGAGGTGAAGAAAGATGTTTGAGAAACTGGAAAAATGGATAAAACGTATCAACAGAAGCATAGACGAGCTCCACAGCGAAATCTCTGATGTAAGAGTAGAAGTTCGCACTCCGGAGCCGATATATGCGTCTCGCTGGTATAATATGAAGTATATTCCAGCTGAAGACTTAGATCTTTATGATTTCTAAGCATTAAGAGGACTTGTAAGTTACAGGTCCTCTTATATTTTTGAGAGGAGAATCTGAATGAGCACTTATACAAATTATCCTGATGGTAATATATGGACAAGGTATCCGTTAAAGATTTCCAATGCGCCGGAAAAAGAAACCGATAAGAAAGTCGAGCTGTATGAAGATCGGCTGCGGATTGACATGGGGCTTCCAAACAGTATGCTTCGTGATATTCTGGAGCAGACTAAACGTGAGGTTGTTGAAGATCTGAAGAAGCAGATCAATAAGCGTATTTTCGAGGACAAATATTCATACTATGGATCTCAGAAAGACAAGCTTCAGGAATGGGTTAAAGACATGATCAAGGAAGAGGTTCTTGCTGCAAATAAAGATCTTATCATCGAGAAAGCCGCCAAGGAACTCGCATCCAGTATGTCTCGCAGTAAGGTTGTCAGAGAACAGTTTATGGAGCAGCTTGAAGAAAGCCTGGAGGAGATAGAATGAAGTTTATTATAAGTGTCATTATTGGATATATTGTAATTGGATTGCTGAACTTTTTGTTTATTATGCTCAAAATTAAATACAGTGAGAGAGTATCGAAGTTTTATCAGGATAAACTTAAAAAACTTGAAATGGAGTTTCCAACTATAGAGCCGAATGTAATTAAAGATATGATGCTCGCAAATCTTGTTCGATCATGCATATTGTGGCCGAGTTTGCTGGCTGAATTGATCAAAAATCAGAAAGAAGAGAAATTATGAATAAGCACTTAAAACTCAAAGATATTCTGCCGTATTTTCCATCGGACTCTGAGCGCATCCAGATTTGTTTTAAAGGGCTCGGATGGGAAACCTTTGACGAATTTCATGGAAACAGTCCGTCACTGGAACTGCTCGGAAGATCTCTTGGAGATGAGTATTATATTTCCGATATGGGCAGTATTGCGGAGGACACAATCAGAATTATGTTGAGCAGAAGAGAACCGCTTGCAGAAATGTATGATGGGTGAAAGGAGAAAAACATGAAACGAATTACCTGTGTGCTACTCTGTGTGATATTTGCGTTCTTTCTCATTGGCTGTAATAATAGAATTGAGAGTACGAAATTTGAACGAGTTGATGATAAATCACAGAAACCTGTCTCGATGTTTATTGTCGTCGAAGGAGGCGGACTTGATTCGTATCGAATTGTATATCATCGCGATACTAAAGTCATGTATGCTGTTTCCGCCGGCACCTATAATAGCGGAAATTTTATGGTACTGCTCAATCCTGATGGAAGCCCCATGCTTTGGAATGGAGATTAATATGAAAAACTGGGAGAAAGTAAACAAAGATGAGCTATTTGATTTCATCAATTCTTATCCATGTGAACTCGTCGGAGACTATTACATGGATATTTATTCATGGAACGACTTTCGTGATGGCAGAGTTTGGCCGGAGAGTATGGTCGCAAAGATAGATATAATAGATGAAGATTGCCGAATCTGTAAGGATTATATTTAAAAAAGGAGAAAAGCGAATGAATAAACCATTTGTAATTACTGAGGATGAGTACAACCATAGCAAAATGGATTTTGGTAAGAAGGAATTTATTGTTTACGACAATGTATGCACTCCTCCTGTGATATTGTACACTCTCGACGACAAAACAATGGAAGGTTTTATCGGCAAAACTCTTCTGATGAAAGCCAGAGAAATGGTACCGGATGAAAGAATGTATGTCAGAAATCCTGAGATGGAAATAGATATGGAGCTTCTCAGGGCAGAAGGGGAGTACAATTGACTTGTACAAAAAATTGTCGAGATTGTATTTACGGCGTACCTCAGGCCAAAATGAAATGCGGAAATCCAAATAGTACCTGCGACGGTATATGTTATAAATGTTCTTACAGGGAAGAAGTAAGTGTGCGATATGTTTGTATGAGGCATTCGACCGTGTATTTTGAGATTATGGAACGTAGGAATGAGATTTGAAAGGAGAATCTGAATGACAATTCATAAGTGTGATATTTGCGGGAAGGAAATGGGTGTTTGGTTCAAGGTGGTATTAACCGTTGAAGCTTCGCGCCCGGAAACCAACGTCGCGGACATTATTCATCTGCAAGGGACGACTGAGATTTGTAAAGATTGTTATCTGTCACGAATTTTGAAAGGAAAAACTGACATTCCGGCAAGCGAGGAGGGCTGACGATGTATGAGGAGCTGATGCAGCGACTGCGAGAAACAAGCATGGATTTTGGAGAGGCGGACCATGTTAGTGTAATGCTGTTAGAAGCTGTCGATGCAATTGAAGAACTGATCGCTTATGTTCAACAGATTGAGAAACTGCGTAAAGACGGTTACTATCTGCAAAAAACCAAAATGATGACTTATGGACAGGCTATCATGACAATACCGATACCAGAGCCGCCGAAGGAGAAATGAGCATGGGACTTTATATTCCTAATGTGAAATTGCCAGCCGATGGAGATTTTGAATTGTGGATAGCCGTGAGAAAAGACGGCTCGTTCACTTATAATATTAGAGGAAGCTGGCAAGATGGAAAGCAAAAAGCCGTCCCAGTCCCGGAACATGGGGACTTGATAAACAGGGGTACGCTTGATGTCATCGGCTATTGCGGCATTCCACAGGGGTGTGAAGACACATTTGATAGTGGTGTGATGTGGCTTGCAGAACGAATAGATGAGCTTCCTACTATCATCCCGGCAAGCGAGGAGAGTTGAGCGATGAGCAATGAAGAAATTCTCGAACGTATTGGACAAGATGTGACAGATATTTATAGAGCCATGTTTGGCAAAAGAGACATTACAATCTGGATGACAAAAGGATTGTATAATCAACTATTTCCGGGACAGCTTATTCTCCAAAAAGACACTGCAATGATGTCACTGTTTGGGTGTGACGTTAAAATCGTGATTTTCCCATGTGAAAAAGAGCAATGGATCGTAGGCTATGGAGGGACGGTAAATGAAAGGAGAATCTAAATGAGCATTAAAATTGAAAATACTGAAGTTTTTGGCTGGAAAATGGCCATTGCCGGATGTAGAAATCCAATGAACAGCAGAGATAAATCGGATAGCGCATTCTTCGGCGGATTTGATTTTACTCGCGATTACTATTTTCGTGATATTAATGGCAAAAGAAGAGATTGGCAAGATTGGCTTCCTCCTTCTGGAGAAGAGCCTCCCAAGCGCGATGTTAAAAAATGGGCGGAATGGTATAAGAAGAGAAAAGCATGGGAACAAGAGCCTTTTCCAAAGCCATACCATGATGAAACCGTCGGCTATCGAATTGGTGATGTTCTTATCGGTCCCAACGACCACAAGCTTCTCATGAACCTCTGCAAGGGAGGAACTGAGGAGAGCAAATGGAGGCGCATGGTTCATGTCCAGATGGATGTGACGGCGCCTCTTTATTGGTGGAAGGAGTTTGAGACTTATAAGGTCGGAACTGTCAGCAACTCCTGCAGCACCATGCACAAAATTCATGCAAAAGAATTTACCCTGGATGATTTTTCGTGCGAGCATTTGATCGATCATGACGATATTGACTGGCCTGAAGATTTTGACGCAGATCATCCTTATAACATTACTGGTATTCCGGTTGTTGTTCGAGGATTTGATGATAAGTATCACGACTTATATTTTTCGCCAAAAGGTATACTTAACGTACAGATTGAAATGCTAAATAAGTGCAGAAATCTTTTCCTCGAAACCAAAGACAAGAAATACTGGTACCAGATGATCCAGCTTTTGCCTAGCAGCTATAACCAGAAGCGGACGATCGATCTGAACTATGAGGTCCTGGCAGCGCAGTATCGGCAGAGAAAAGACCACAAGCTTGATGAGTGGCATCAGTATTGTGACTGGATTAAGACTTTGCCATATTCGGAGTTTATTACGATGGAGGAGAAAAAGTAAAATCGATGAAACTTTCTGAATTTCTCAGGACAAAGACGCAGGCCAAAGAGCTTTGCGTTATAAGAGATGATGGTTGGATTACAGAAACAGCATGGATTGACTATGAAGATCTGTTCTGCCGTTGCCTTAGCGAGAATAGAAGCAAAGAAGTAAAAGGCGACGAATGGGGGACGCTGCCGATTGTCACCGAACATGGAGATAAGCTCGATATTCCTTGCCATTATGTAGATATTTAAACTTGGAGGGGCTTTAATGAAATACTTCTGCCCGAATTGTGGCACGGATATAATTAGTCACAAGATCGAAGTGAAAGGCAACTGTACGGCCTGCGGAAAGACGCTAGGAGAGAACGACGGCTTATTTCTTTGCGCGGAGTGCCAGAAAAAGAATAACGAGAAAACACGATGAAGAAAAACCCATGGAGGAAATATAATGATAGTACTTGACATTCCAGAGCCGCAAGGTTGTAATGATTGCTTGTTTTGCGATTATGAACAAGGCTTCTGTTTTCTTAGCACAACTGACGGAACAATAAGTACCGTAAAGAATGCTGCAGATTATGCCAATGAAAAAATGGATAAGCCAAAACCAGAATGGTGTCCTTTTGAAAAATCAGAAGAAATCGATATGGCTGAATATATGGACAATAAACTTTATGTTCGAGATGCAGATGAAAGTGCTGGACATTTATCTAATTCGCTAAACGCTTTACAGGGCGTATGCTTCAGGAGTCCGAATAATACGATGATCAACATTGGTTATTATTTATTCCGTGCTCAGACTACGATTGACTATTTAAGAGATCGAGTAAAGGAACTGGAGAAAATTATTTATCATGATGGAGGAAAGTAAATGATCACCGGACAAGCAATCATCGACTTTATTCACAATCTTGGCCTTGAAAATTCACCGGTCAGCAGAACTTTAAATGGCCAAGACGAACTTGTTTTTCAACATCGTACTGATAGTGGAAATGGAAATAGAACAGTAGAATACGATAATCTTCATTTAAACTTTCAATCCGGTCATTATTACAGAGTACGGTATTCCAGAAAACTGATTGATGCAGAAGGAAACGAGCCGAAGGAGGAATGACAATGATACAGCTTGATATTCCTATGCCTCAAAATTGCGGAGATTGCCCATGTGCGCGTATATTCGATGGCTATACCTGCATGGCTGCAAAACGGTCTTTTGATAAGTATCCTTTAGAAAATAGACAGGATTGGTGCCCGTTCACAGAAATGAAAGAGATAGAGGAAACTTAATGGCTGAATTTGTGCAATCAAAAATGACAGTAATTCTACCGAGAAAAAATCACCGTGGTGCGGTGGCCATACTCGTATCGCCGGAGTCTCTTGAAAAATATTGGGAGGAATTCTGCGATGCCCCGAAAGATGACTGTCATTGCATTAAAGAACCGTTTCTGATGTTTCCGAAAGGAACTGACGACCTCAAAATCTGTGCGTGGTTTGACAAAATGTACTCAGGCGGCCTTTTGGCATTAATGAAAAAGCGAATGGCGAAGAAATTCGGGGAGGAATACGTCAAGAATTTGGATCATTTTGAAAAACGTATGAGCATTGGGCTGGTTGATGGTATAGCTTGCTTAACAGAAGAAGATAAGAAAAGACTTCTTCTAGAATTTGCTTCAGACAAGGAGGAGAAATAATGGAATTCTACTGCTGTTCTATGCACAGCCCAGAAGAGTATAAAGAAATCATCCTTTCTCATGAAAACGCAATAAAAACAGAGAAAAAAGCATGGTTAACAGCTGCCAAAGCTGGCAAAAAAGTATGGCCATATTCCGCAAGTACGATTCCGGAAGAGCCAAATGATGAAACTATTGTGTACTTTGAGTTTGTTGATGAGGATATGAACATTTATGTTGATTTTTGCAACATGAAAACGATGGAATGCATTGAATCTTACAAATTCACAGATAAGAATTACGAATGGACAATACTCATCGATAACATAGTATGCGATAATCCATTAGCATTGACGACGAGTAAATTACAAGAATTATTAACTAAATTTGAACTGGCGGAGATTCAAAATGAGTTATGAAACTTTTATGATGCATGTATATTGAGCTGAAAACTAAGATGTCTGCTTTCTTGCTATTTCAGGAAAAGGAGAACGATTGATGACACATTTTGATCGTTTTATAGAATTAGACAAATTTGTCAAGAAAAATCTGATTATCTATAAGCCAGGATTTCAAGTCGAAGGAGCTTATATTCGCAATGAAAGTGAGTTTAAGCTCCTTTCTGAATATTTTGCTATAGGTCATACATATGCAGGTCGAATCGAAATTGCAAATAATTATTTTCGAGGAGAACCTGACTGGTATTTTTTAGAAGGGGAAGATGGCGGTCGTGACTGGCCAGCAACATGGAACTTTAAAACTTTTACCGAAATAAAGCAAGAATTTGAAGAATTCAGTAAGACCTTAAAAGAATTAGTGGAGGAACGTAAATGACTGTTACGGAGAAAAAGCTCGTGCCGATCTATGATGTAACGTGCTGTGAGTGCAAGTCGAAGATTCAGTACAAGAGATCCGAAGTGTTTGCTTGCCATATTCAATGTCCTGTGTGTGGCGTACTACTTTGGGCAAATATAAGTAAGCCAGTGAGATATGAGGAGGGCGAGTGATGGGCTGGCATATCTGGCACAATACACGAGGCATTGCTGACGAATACTTCATTGCAAAAGGATATAGAGTGTATTGGAAAATTCCTCGTTGGCTGGGACGATTAGTCAAGAAGGAGGCTTAGCAATGAAAAAACTAATAATTATTATATGCTGCATTTTGCTTGTTTTCATGTGTGGATGTGGAGGTGGCAAGCCCGGCGAGGATTTTGTAAAATCGGGAAGGTTTACTATCGTATCCGGTGCAAATCCGAATGCGCCATACTATGATACCATCATTGTAGACAATAATACCGGTGTTATGTATCTCGCCCTGTACGGTTATAACCATTTCGGTATTACACCACTTCTCAATGCAGACGGAACGCCAATGCTGATAAAAGATAGGGCAGGAGGCTGAATGATGAAAAGAACAATCGGATTCATACTTCTGGCTCTTATCTTTGCTCTTTTGATCGGAATTACTTGCTATGTATGCGGTTGGAAGATGGGAATGACTATATGGGGAATAGCTTTTGCTTTGGCGCTGATAATTGTAATCGCCATATACCTAATTGAGGAGGGCAAGTAATGAGTATTTCAAAACCTCAAATAACAAATGATATTCACAGTCCTTGCAATAAGAATAAATGTTCACTTGAGACAATCAATTCCTGCTGCGGATGCCCTGAGTGGTTTGCTTGGAAGACCGGAGCAGATCAATGGAAGATGGAAAATGAGTATGTCGGAAAGCATTTGAAGAAGGTGAACAACAATGGATAAAGCATATATTATCATCTGAGGTTCAATAGATGAAAGATTTTAATGAGATTATAAGAGAACTCGGGTGCAAGCTTCCGTTTTGTTTTCAAAGCGATGACGGCAAGATATACTGGTATGAAGGGGTACCGGAATTGCTGAAAGAGTTATTTTCTTACTATTATTTAACTGATGGATCTATCGTGAAAGGAGATACAAATGATTAACAATACTTTATTCATACTGCTGGTTATTTTGGCTCTCGGCGAAATTGTGTTTGGAATTCTCTGTGCGATCTGGCTTAAGAGGCTGGATAAGACTATAGACGAGATGAACCGATATACAAATCTCACTCTCGATCTCTATAAGATTAACCAGACGGCTACAGATGATATTTCTAAAGACTTTATAAAAATTTCAGAAATAATGGATTCGAATAATAACGTTTATGAAAAAATTGTTGAAGCGTACGATACGATGAATAAGACATATAAAACAATGACAGATGCCTATCATGCCGTTAGTGACCAACACAGCAAAATTCTGGAAGCCTGGCAGAATGTTGAAGAAAGATATTCCGATTGTTTCGAGCAGTATAAGCACACGCATGAATGTCTGAAGAAGTGCATGGATTTGATGACGCCGATTGCGACAGAAATACCAGAGTCAATTGAGGAACTCGGAATGAAACTAAATGATGTGCAAGAGATCGTGAGTCGGATTGCTGATAATACAAAACCATGCTCTTTGACAGTCAACTATCCGAAATGGAATCCTTACGATGTTGCGCCGACCAATCAATTGTTGAAGGAGATTACAGTATCTGAGACTGGCAAGGAGGAAAATAAATGAAAGAGTGGAAGAATGTCACAAAATGGCGTATAAAGTAAGGATTTTTGAGATATTATCTGGTCCGCATATGGAAACGGTGGAAGTAACGCCATTAGCTTTAAAATTTAATGATCCAACTTTTGAATCATTTGAAGATATCCGTAAGTTTATTAATGAAAATACAGATATCTATGTCAGTAGAAGATTCAATAAGGAAGGCCAAGCATATGGAAGTCAAGTTGTTTCTTTTGAATATGATGAGGACGGATATATGGAGCCTTACGAGTACGTTATTACTTACAAACTAATAGCAGAAGAAGTCGTTTAACAGCGGCTTCTTTTCTTTCTCGAAAAAATTACAGATACTTTAATGGAGGTGAAAGAATTATGTACATTGTAATAGCAAATTATGATATGAGAGAATCTATTGGGGGCTATTCTACAGATGTTATATGTGTTAGTGAAGACCTTGACAAATGTGCTTCGGCCATTAAAAACGATGATAGATTATATGCTATAGATCTATTTTTTGAGCCGAAGCCAAAAGTTATGTTTGAAAAAGACACATGGCATTATGTCAATTGTTCGAGCCCAGTAGAATGTCTTGATCAATCATATACTGTTTATGATATTGCACATGATTCTAAAATAAAATTAGGTTATATTAATTACCGAGTTTATGAAAGAGAAGTCGTTTAACAGCGGCTTCTTTTCTTTGTCGCAAATGTTACAGCTTCCTTTATAGGAGGTGATATCTGTGAAGGGCAATTCTTTTAAAAAACATACTATTTATAGTGGCTATTCTCGCGCCGAAATATGGAGTTATGGTGCGAAATCAAAAGTCCGTAAAAGAGTAAAAGAAATGGAAAACAGAAGATATCGTAGAAGCACAAAAATAAAGATAAAGTTAGAGGATCTGTGATTTACAGGTCCTTTATATTTCTCGCAATAATTACAGCTCCTTTTATAGAAAGGAGGCGTTATGATGAGAATAAATCAATTATCTAAAAAGTATAACGTCGATAAAAGAACAATTGACTATTATTCAAATGTAGCAAAGATTCTTCCGTTTACGCAAAGTGAGGGAAGCAATAATTATAGGGATTATGATGCAAATTCTGAAAAGACATTGAGACGAATTCTTATTCTTAGAGAACTTGGTTTCTCTATTGATACAATTAAGAAAAAACTCAATGACCCAGATGAATTTTCGTCAGACATAATGGACCATTTTATTGAAGAACTAACAAAAAAACGGGACCAAGAATTGAGCCGAATAGATAGCCTTATCGACTATGCTGAAGAAGAAAAAAGAGAAAACGCTGTAAGTAAAGAAGAGAAGAAGGAACTCATCAATAAGATTGGTGATGAAATTGATAAAATTAAGAGCCTTTTAATGGGGCAACATGAACATATTGGATTAACAGAAGAAGAATTGTTCATAGACCTTAAAGGAGCACTTCAAAAATATTCAATTGATAATAATCTTAATTGAGAAGCTTAACGGCTTCTCTTCTTTTTCGCAAATATTACAGATACTTTAATGGAAGAATTTAAATTATGAAAGGAGCTAATAATATGTTTGGCACGATCGATGAAAAAGTAAAGAAAACTAAAGCAGAAAACGAAAAAACATACGAAAATCCTAAATTGAAAGACTCTATTGAGAGGGCACGTAAAGCTGGTGTTCCAGAAGATGAAATTATACATAACGAATTTGAAGGTATGAAGTTTTTTATGTCATAGTTGTATTCTGGAGAGTGGCTTACTGCTGCTCTCTTTTTTCGTAAAAATTACAGCTACTTTAATAGAAAGGAGTGATTTTTTTATGACTAAATTTGGTAAATGTTCAAGATGCGGAAAAACATTGATTGAAGACCCAAAAGAAGATCCTAAACGAGGAATGGCTCTATATGAAATAGAGTATGACCCGGATGGATATTCTTGGGAACGGGCTTGGAAGTTATGTCCAAGATGCAATCTTGAACTGAACAAGTGGGTTTTAGAAAGAAACCCGACTGATGAACAAGGGGACTTGTAACTTACAGGTCCTCTTATATTTTTAAGGAGAAATCGATAATGACTACAAAAAGAGAATTCCGTAATGGAGAAATAGTTGATATCACCTACGACTAAAATGGCCAAGAAATATTATCGCATTGGGTTCGTATTCCGAGATGCTCCGGTCGTTATCCATGGCCTAAAACTATAGAATCTGAGGATGACAAAATATGAATAATCTGAGATTATATTTCGTCTTATTCGCAGTTCTCAAGGAGCATGAATACCATGCTTCTGCCGGGTATATTTTCGCATATGACAAAGATCGGGCGGTCGATATGCTGCGGAAAAAGTATGGCGATGATACAAGAATCAGGTCCATTGAAGAGCTTAAGTATGAGGAGGGAACGGTGCTCTATGGAGAACGATGGCACAGACTTTACTGATTACTATTCTAAGTTTGTAAAGAACCGAATTGATATTTCGGTAGACAAGCAAACTCCTGTTTGCCCATTCGCAGGTGGCGGAGAGTGCAATATGGCGTATTCCGATTATTGCTATGGCTGTGAAACATCGGTAAATGAGTTTGATGATCTTGTGCATCGTGTTGTTGCGTATGAACAGCATCGACCTCGCGGAGCAAAAGTATTCTGCGTTGCCTGTGGTGCGAGTAAGAGATCGCCACTTCGGAAATGGAAGACAAACCGAAAGACCGGAGACGCGATTTATATTTGTTCTGAGTGCTGGAAGATTAAGGAGCGGATTGGGGATGAGGCGTTTATGAAGGCGCTGAACGGAGAAAGCTAAGCAATGGCGATGAGTGGCGTTTAACTGCAGTGCATTGGAAAAGCTAAGCGCGGCTAAGCAATGGCAATGAGGTGCTAAGCTGATAAGAGCAAAGGCAAGGCGAGGCGATGAACCGTAAAGTTATGCGCAGCAACGGAAGAGCGCGGCAAGGATGAGATCAGCTAGGCAATGGAACAGCAGCGATGAGATTTGACCGGAGAGGCAAAGGCGTGGCGAGGCGTAGAATCGTTATGAGAAGCAATGGAGTAGCCCAGTGAAGCTCTGAGGTGAGAAGCAATGGCATGGAACAGAATAGTTATGCCAGGAAAAGCATAGCAATGGAACAGCAAGGATTTGATACGTTCTGATCAGCAAAGGAACAGAATAGTTAAGCCAGGAAACGCAAAGGAACAGCAAAGATACGACCAGAACAGCAAAGGCATATTAAACAAAATTATATTTGATTAAAGAAAGGATTTTAAAACACATGAAGACTCATACTATTAAGGTTAAGCTCACTTTCGTAGAAGATATCCTCGGAACCATGCCGAATGACGATGATATTTATCGCAAGTTCATTGTCGACAAGGCTGTTAAGAATGGTGCGGTAATCTCTGAAGAGACTGAGAACGATGAAGTAGCGGCTCTCCCGACTGACGAGGAGATCGAGAAGGGTATGACGGTATTTCCGAGGACTGAGGACGGGAAGCCGTTTCTGTATGACTATCAGATCAAGGGATTCTTCAAGGATACCTGCGGCATGCTGAAGAAGATTGACGGAACCAAATCGAGTAAGATTAAGGCCTATAAGAAAGAAATCGATGGACTTATCTTCCCGGAACCCAGAAAAATCGTATTCGAGAACGCCGAGATGGATATTTGCCAGAGACCTCTTCGTGCTCAAACTATGCAGGGCGAGAGAGTTGCCCTGGCGATGAGTGAAGAAATTAAAGCCGGCGCATCTGTTACGTTTACAGTGAGATGCTTCCAGGAAAATCAGCTTGACCTTGTGCGCGAATGGCTGGATTACGGCATTTATCGCGGTATTGGTCAGTGGCGGAATTCAGGCAAGGGCCGCTACGTATGGGAGGAGATTAAGGAATGACATTACGACAAGAAAATAAAGGCCTTTATTGGGCTTGGAAAGCAATGAAACAACGGTGTCAAAATCCACGTTGTCGCGCTTATTATAATTATGGCGAGCGAGGTATTACTGTATGTGATGAATGGCAAAATTTTGAACCATTCTGCGAATGGGCGTTAGAAAATGGTTATGAAAAAGGTTTAGATTTGGATCGAATAGACAATAATTTAGGATATGATCCATCAAATTGCCGCTGGACTTCCAGAAGAGATAATACCAATAATCGTCGAAAAACAACCATGTTAACTATAAATGGTATAACAAAGCCAAGAACCGAATGGGAAGAATTTGCAAATATTTCGTCAGGAACAGTTAAAGCATGGGTGATAACGCATGGAAAAAAATATGCAGAAAGTCGAATAGCATATGCTCTCGAACATGGTTATACCCCTGGAGATTATGGATATAATCATAGAAAAACCATAATAAATCTCGATACAAATAAAATATACGGATCTACTAAAGAAGCAGCAGAAGATGTCGGTTTAGCTCCTTGCACAATTTCAAATTCAATACGCGACGGTCGTGCGACTTCAAAAGGTAGATTTCAGTATAAGGAGTCTATGGAATGACAGCGCTTGAACGATTGCTCAGTACAGGATACCATCTTGAAGTATTTCGGTGGGAAAACAGAGAGGCATCCGGAATTGGTGTGCATTTTAAAGATTGCGAAATCAAAGACGGTTATTTTCTGGTAGGTTCTTTCGGAAGAGGTAAAACAATTGAAGAGGCGTGCGAAGACTATATTCGGAAAATTACCGGCCAGCTTCTGGTTTTTAATTCTGGAAAAGAATACCGAAAAGAAGTAAGGTTTATCTAAGAAAGGATTTAATAATGGCAAGTATAGAATCCGTGCCCTGGTGGCTTGATATTTGTGCATTTTTGGGTTTCGCTGTTGTTTTATTTACAGCAGGTTGTGCAATCAAAGAACTCTGTGAGTATGTAAAGTATAAGATAGGATGCATTAAATACAAACACAAAATGAAACACCGATTTGACGGTCCGCCATTGGCAGAGTGTTACTGTCATGACTGCAAAACCTGGTTTGAAAGAGATGACGATAGCATGATCGGAAAGTGTATTGGATTTGCTAATAAATACACTGCTGCTGATTGCTTCTGCAAGTATGCCAAGCCGCGGAAAACTGATCCGGATTTGGAAGAATCGTAATAATTACAGCTGCTTTAATGGAATACTATATTTTATTAAAGGAGTGAAAACTATGTGGTGTACTCAGAACACTAAAGACACTGCTCAACACGCACCAAAAGGGCCAAATTGGACCAGCGGTTATGCAACGGGAGAAGATGGACACAAGGTTTATGATATGGATGTCGTAAAATTCGTTTTGCGGCATACAAAATTTAGACATTGGTTTAGTCCGAAGCGATTGATAATCGCAGCAATCTATGCCCAACCGATGTTGCTGGGAGACTTTAGGATTCCAGAGGCAAAAGACTGGAAGTTTTTCGACGAAGAATTTGATAAGACATGGGATTCTAATTAAGAATAAGAGGACTTGTAATTTACAGGTCCTCTTATATTTTTCTCGCAAAAATTACAGCTTCCTTAATAGAAAGGGGAGTGTATTATGGCTTCTTATCAAGACAAAATTAATCAAAAACGTATGTCTACTGAAAGTGGAAAAATAGCGTGGTGTATAAACTTTATACAGCACCCGCCGTTGGAATTTAAAAATGACTACTATAAGGAATTGAGAAACGGAATAGATTTATTTGATGATATTTCCGTATTCGAAACGGAGTATGTCTATGTGGTTTCAAGACTGGTGCCTTATAAAGCTAATCGCTATTTGAATAAATACTTGCAGATAGGCATGTCATATGATCAAATGGTCGAGATGCTAGATGCTCAGCCCTGGCAATACATATAGAGGATCTGTTACAGGTCCTCTTATATTGTCGTAATATTCACAGACGCTTTAATGAGGAGGCGATATCTGTGAAGGGAAATTATCATAAAAAGATAACGAGATTTAGCGGTTTTGCGCGTGGCGATTTATGGGACTATAACCGCTGCCGCAAAGGCAAGTCTAAAGTCAGAAGGATGATAAAAGGCAGCGAACACAGACGATACAGACAACTCAATAAAAGACTTATAGAGGCTTATTTAACAGAGCCTCTTATATTTTTAATGTGAAAGGAGAACATAAATGCCAAACTGGTGCGCAGGAACACTCAGATTTCGCGGTAAGAAAGAAAACGTCATGAAGTTTCTCAGCGAGGGATTCGAGATCTATAACATGCGGGAATGTGACGAAAAATTCAAGGCGAAGTATATCTCCAAGATGATGGAGCGAGTCAAAAAGGAGGATCTGGAAGAAGGCTATGATGTAACTGTCGATCTGAAGGATAACGGCGAATACATTTATATTTGCGATACCAGAAGAGCCTTTGTCGAATGGGATCCTCAACTCGGCCTGTGGAATAATCAGATGTATGTCGAATACTATGGCAAAGACAAAAGTGTGCTCAGTGTAGAAAAAGAATATATGCTTGGTATTCTGCCTGTCAAACAGGCCTGGAGCTTTGACCTCGATAACTGGGTTGATATTTCGAAAAAGTACGAGATTGATCTGCATCTCTTCGGCTGGGAATGCGGGATGGGTTTTGATGACGAACTTGAAATTCACAGCGGAGAGATCGTAAAGACCGGCGGACACACTTATGACAGCTGGATCTGGGAATGCCCGAATCCGTTTGTCGGGGGATAAGGAGATTATCGAATGACATTTATTGTTCAGTATGAGGAAAAATCGATTCTGGAAGAAGCAATTGAAGCTAAGTCTAAAAAGGAAGCCATTGAGAAATTCAATCAGATGGTAGAGGACGATAAGATTAATTTTTCGAAGATGGAGATTACCGATACAAAAACAAGCTCAAGAAAAGCTAAAAAAGATTCTTACGGATACTGGTATTGAAAGGAGAACGACTGATGGACATTAAAGGTCTTTTTAAGAATAGAAACATGCATGATGCAACAGGCGTCGATATTCAGATATGCTTAGACCCTGAAAATGAGCCTTCCGAGGTTTTAATATGGTTTGAATACCAAAACAAATCCGGAAGGGCTTCATCGACGCCAGCAGTAAAGATGCCAAGAGAAATGGTTAAGGATACCGTGAAGCAACTATACGACTGGAATCTGTTCACAGTGGAGGATCTGAAAAATGTCTAAAAGTGCCAGTTTTCCAATAACTAAAACAATTGTCGAGCGTGGAAGAGAGTACAAGCATACTGCAAACAAAGGCGATGAAGTAAACTGCTACTTCTGCAAATGGCGATTTCCACTGAATGATAGAAACGTATATCTGACAGATGATTTCGAGGAAGAGATCGTTCACTGTCCGAAATGTAAGATGGATGCATCAATCGTCTACTATTTCGATCAATTGGATGAGCGGATGAGAAAACCGGTTAAAGTGAAATTCCACGGAGGGAGACACACATAAAAGGGAGGTGTAAAAAGTCGTGATATTTGTTGGAAGGCTGATTCACAGATGGAGACGCTGGAAGGAATGGCGAACACTGAACAACTACAGTAAACTCGATCAGATTCTGATATTCTTAAGAATCAAGAAGAGTAACTGGTTCGAGAGTTTTGTGGACTGGAGGTACAAAAGCGAAAAATGAGAGAAGAATTGAGTACTAATTGGGAAGATCTTCGACAAAAACTTGACCATATAGCAAGTCTGAGAGCAGAAGAAAAAAGAATGGAAGAACGCCGGGACGAGAGCTATTGGAAGGGCGTTCAGGATCTTTATGAAGCTGTGAAGACTGTTGCAGCAGACATAGAAGATGACGGAATGGCGCCTAAGGATATGGAAAAATACTTTGGAGTACGTCTTATCACAGATGCTATATGCAAAAATGATCCGAAAACCATTATGGAAAAAGTAAATGAATGGAAAGCTGATAAGGAATGCGCACAGAAAGAATTTCGGGTCGGGGATGAGGTAATGTTTAAACATGCATGCATTAAAGAACCTAGAAAAGGAATTATAGCAGCTATTGTCAATGCAGATATTATAAATCTTGTCTATCGCCTTGGCGGCGATGGTGCCTTGTACTCATACTGTGTTGTTGCCAAAGATTGCAATAAAACCGGGCGGCACTTTGACAGTATTCCGTTTTCGTATGGGCAGGAGGAAGAAGTATGAGCGGTACTATGGCGGTTATTATCACGCTGTTCTTACTTGCAATGACTGTTGCGTCGATGGATACGGCAGCATCATTTGTATCGGTTATACGGAATTTGTTTGAACTTCCAACTGAGGAACAAAAGGAGGAGTCAGATGCTGAGTGACAGTTTCGACGAACTGATTCAGGCGATCCTGGACGGCAATGAGAAGCTTCAGGAGCGGATCTACAGACGACTGGAGAGAGCAGGAATGGACCGAATGACAGCCAAAATTGTCGTGAGAGACCTTATGAAGGAGAATGGCGAATGATAGAAACAATATTCGGTGTCCTTATTATATTTATCTGGTATTTTCTGGTTGTTCTGATGGGATGGAACAATAAGAATCCGGTGATTAAAAATTTCCTGATCGCCATGGATATCACGTTGATCCTGGGCCTAGTCTACTGGATCCCGTTCTGGTTTATATTTCTAAAATAAATATGGAGGAGTACGCAATGAAAAACAATACGCTTATGGTTATCGGGACAATTGAGTCCATCAACAATGTTCTGCAGTGTATTAATCCGGGATATCCGCAGCAGAACTTGGAAAATCTCGAGAAGAACGACTGCTTCTACTGCATGAACGGCGTTTCAGTGCAGGTTGTTATTCTGAAGTGAGGCAACAAATATGGGCGACAGCAAAATCAAGGAAGTGCGGTTTGACAAATACTGCCCGAACTGCCTGCATTATAATCACAAGTTTCCGAAAGAGGACTTTTCGTTCGAGGCCCAGGAACCGTGCGCTGACTGTCTGGAAACATTTGTCCGCACAGGAACTGAAAAGCCGAGGAGATGGGAGCAGGCATGAACACTGACAGAGAAATAAAGGTTGCCTATCTATGCGACGGAACAGAGGAGTGTCTCTACAGGCCGATGTGCGTATACAGGGAGGACCCTGTGAGCAAAACGGACAATATTTGTAAGCATACCTTTGATCCCAGGCATGCCAAATACGGGGCATGTGCAGATCCTGAAAATCACCCTGAGCGATTTGTCAAGATCGACATCGGAGAGAAGTTCGGAGAGGGTGACTATTGTTACTGGGAGGAAGAGTCATGATTTATATTCTCGTGTATTCGAAGGTTATGCCAGGAACGGTTGAAGGATCTATTTCAGACCTGTGGGAAGACGCCTGGACAGACCGGATCGCTGCCGAAAGAGGCTTTAAGGCACTGCAGCTGAACTCCGAATATTACCGAAAGGAACTCTGGATGAAGGAACCCGGCGGCAGAAGAACACTTATCATGGAAGAGCGCTATAACGGAGCCGCGTGAGACAAACTAAACCATTCTGTACAAAGGAGCAGAAATCATACTATGGAAAATGAGATGAACACTGTTACTGCGGAGGATTCTGGTGTTATGGATGAGAACTTTATGAGGCCAAAGTGCAAAGTAAAAGTCGGAGATCGGATCTACAGGAAGCATGCCGCGATGACCATTCCTGACCGTATGGAAGTAATTGAGATCAATCCTCACGGTGAAGGCTGGCTTATCAAGGTTCGGTATATGTATCACGCGATCGGAGCCTTGGAGCGTATCTTCAGCGACATTATATTTAAGGACGACAGCTGGGTTATTGAGAGAAAAGGTGTTGATTTTCGTTGAAACAGACGATGACGGTAGAGCAGGAAGATCTCCGCTATTACATGCACTTTATCGAATGGACGCCTGAAAAGCTGAGGGCTGCGAGGAAACTGATGGGGCTCTATCAGTGGCAGATCGCCGATCTGATAGGGCTCACGACATGCGCTGTCACGCAACTGGAGAACGGAAAGGTCAGCAGTCCGTGGGCGATCCAGATGTACGGAATCATCCTGGAGAGATGCTGGGCCGGGATGAACGGTTATATTCCGGCCTTTCGGAAAATCGGTACGAACAAATTTATGGAGGAAAAAGATGGACTATGAACAGTTTAACGAAGCCATGACGAAGCTCAGGCAGGCGCAAGAGACACTAAATATGCTGATCACGGATTTATATTTTGCAGTTCAGAAAAAGGACGCGTCGAAAACCGAAATCACAGAGCTGAACGTGGAAGGAGAAAATGAATGAGCGTAGAGTACGATCAGTATCTGGCAGAACACATTGGTAATGTAGATGTCGGACTGCACTGGATGATGGATAATCTGCCGCTGAACCAGATACAGACAGACGCAATCCTGGATGCACTGCTGACAGCACATGATGAGAGCAAGTTCTCGAAGGAAGAGTATGAGGCGTATGACAAGTACTTTTACGGAGGGGACAAGAGCTATGAGGTCTGTCGCGCTTTCGATCAGGCGTGGTTACATCATCAGAAGTGCAATCCGCATCACTGGCAGTACTGGGTGCTGATAAACGACGATCCTGACGATGAAACACTGACACAGCTTAAGACCCTTCCGATGCCGCTGAATTTTATATTTGAGATGATCGCAG